GACATCAAGAAGAAAGAAATAGATGATTATCTTTCAAGAACTGGTAGTACAAGAACTTTTGCTGGTATTGCAAGGCATCTGGGATATAAATCATCATTGGATTTCATTGCTGATGCCAAAAAAAACGGTGGATATCTTGGTTATGCACTCTCCAGAATAGAGGAACAGTACGAACAGGCTCTTCTGGGCAGAGGAAGTACAGGAGCCATATTCGCCCTGAAACAGGTAGGATGGGCAGACACTCAGCACATAGAAACAGAGGTCAAGGCCGTATCGGTCAATATCAGCCTCTCAGCCTCTCTTGACGAACTGACACGGAAACTCATGCCAGTGATGGAGGAGGTGGTCTGATGGCTCGTGGCGCGGTTCTCACAGGAGTCTGGTTCGAGGGACTGCCAGTACTGTCGTTCGGTTATCCCCAGATGAGCCGTACCGAGTTCCACAGGACGGTACAGGAGATACACAGACAGGCACGAGAGTCTGGACAGCTTCAGCAGGTCATGAGGCGAAACTCCGAGTTCAGCCTGTTCTACTTCTGCATCTACGTGCTGCACTGGACCTTCCTTGACAATGACTTCGCATACTCGCTGTGCTGCAAGTGTCAGGGTACGGGCCGTTGGGGACGCATGTGGCTTCTGGCCCGAGAACATTACAAGTCCACGATCATCACCATAGCCGAGACGACGAGGGATATACTCATCCATCCAGAAGACACCACGGTCATCTATTCCTACAAGTTCGATTCGGCCAAAGACCTTTTCTTCAAGCCGATCAAGGAAGAACTGGAACACAACCAGATAATCCACATGATCTGGCCCGATGTCGTCTGGGGGCCAGAGGAAGAACCCGATGTCTGGACGGCCACCGCCCTGAATGTCAAGCGCACGGTAAGAAGAAAGGAATTCACGCTCACGTGCGGTTCCATCTTCAGTCAGCTTACTGGATACCATGCGGACAAACTGGTCTTCGATGATTGCGTCATCGAGGAGAACTGCCAGACAGCCGACCGCATAGCCCAGACACAGAAGCAGTGGGAACTGTCCCTGAACACTGGAAACACGGAGCATCTGCAATACTGCGTCATAGGCACGTTCTATGCCTACGGCGACCTCTATTGCCACATCAGAGACGAGAAGCTCTGCGAGGTCATACTCCAGCCTTGCTACGATACCGACGGACGCGGTGTGCTTTATACAAACGATGCACTGGCCGAGAAACGGAGGATCATGGGAAGCGCGGTCTTCGCCACCCAGATGCTTCTGGACCCGAAGCTCGGAAGCGCGGTTTCGTTCAAGGAAGAAGACATCATGTGGTGGAAGGCATCCACCTATGCAGGCCTGAACGTCTATACCTTTGTCGACCCTGCTGGCGAGGTGAGCCGTAAGCGCGACAACACCGTGATCCTGACCATAGGACTGGACGAGGCCGACAACTTCTACCTGATAGACATCGTCCGCGACAAGCTCTCCCTGACGCAGAAGACTCAGGAACTGTTCAGGATCAAGCGCAACTACAATCCCAAGCTCGTGTTCTACGAGAAGAACGGAGCGGCCATAGACATTCCGCATATCCTTGAGGAGCAGGACAGATACAACTTCCGATTCCCCATCCAGTCGCTCGTGCAGAGCAAGGCCAAGGGAGAACGCATCGAGGCACTGATACCGCAGTTCGAACAGCACCGCATCTATTTCCCACAGAAGGGATGCTGGCACAAGAACTGGGAAGGCAAGGACGAGGACATGCTCCATTCGTTCATCATCGAGGAGCTTCTGGCCTATCCGCATTCGACCCACGACGACGCCTTGGACGATCTGGCGAACATACTCCATCCGACATGCGTGGCCCTGATGCAGAGACCAGACCAGATGAGCATGGAGCAGGAGATATACGAGAAGCTGCACGACAGGGGACTGACGCTTGAGAACTACGGCGTTCAGGAGGAATACGATCCCTATGCCGAGTACAGGACACAAGAGAGCCACGGTCCTTGGGGCGACATATACGACAGGCCCAGAAGCGACAGGGTGCAGAACTACGGATGGTAGCTCGCACAGAAGGGCATTTCACACAACTTGTAAGAATTGGAGAATGGTAAGCTATGGAAGACCGCGAACAACTCAAGGAATTTATCAAGACGAAGCTCGACCAGATGAAAAGCATCCGTCAGCGTGGGGATGGCAGACGCATCCTGTGCTGTCAGATGTTCAATCACCGCCTGAATGATCTCCATACTCCAGTATCGAGGCGCAAGCTCAATTCATCGGTGCAGATAGACGCAATGCAGACTACCCAGAGAGGCATGGCTGGCTACATGATCAGTCCGTCCATCCGTTGGTTCAGATACCAGACGAGAGGGCGCAACTTCCAGCCGTCCGATCTTCTGTACGGTGCCAACGACTGGCTCGAACTGACCGAAAGCCTCCAGTATGCGGTCTTCTCCAATTCGCGCTTCTACTCCAATTCCCTGATGGCTCTGGGCGATTGTCTGGTCATCGGAACAAGCTACGAGATGGTCAGCGACGAAGTGTCCGAGGGCAGGATCGTATACGACTGCTACTCACCGTTCGAGTGCTATATTGCCGAGGACGCCCAGAGAAGGGTGGACACATGGTTCAGGGAGTACTGGCTCACTGCTGACGAAGCACTTGCCAAGTGGGGAGACGAAACCCCTGCAGAGGTGCGCAACCTTGTCGAGGGCAAGTCTGGAAGCAAGGAGATCATGTTCATCCACGCCATCTTCCCCAGAGACAGGGCGGAGGTGGCAGACGTACCGATTCCAGCTTCCGAGAACAAGCGGTGGGCATCGGTGCATTACTGCTCATCTGGCGACGAGGTCTTCAAGGTCTCTGGCTACGATGATTTCCCGTTGGCCGTCCACAGATACAGACTGGTTGACGGCACGCCGTACGGAGCATCGCTTGCGGACGACAATCTGGAACTTGTCATCGAGGGCGACAACCTTCATGCAAAATATGCCAAGGCACTGGCAAAGCAGGTCGATCCGCCTACATTCGTACCGAACGCCCTGAGAGGACGCTATACCCAGAACGCAGGAGATTTGATCTACGGCAACGGTCAGGAAGGCGCACCAGTTCCGCTCCAGACATCACTGGACCTCAAGGGACTTGCTGCACATATTGCCGAGGTCGACGCACAGATCAACAGGCTTCTGTTCGCGGACCTGTTCAACGTGCTGATGCGTCAGGACAGACAGAGAACAGCGTACGAGGTTCAGGAACTCAAGGGCGAAGGACTTGTATTGCTTTCTGCCATCATCGGCAACATGCAGGAGGAGAAGCTCAACCCCGTGGTCCTCAGGACATTCTTCATCATGTACCGCAACGGACTTCTGCCGCCTGCCCCAGAGGAACTCAAGAGAGCTTGGGTAGAGGGTAGGGTGCAGATAGAGCTTGAAGGACCGCTTGCCCAGACCATGAAGCAGTACCACCAGACCACTGGCCTGAGTCAGGGACTGCAGTGGATTTCTTCTTGGGCGCAGATATTCCCCGAAAGCCTCGTGAACATCGACGGCAACGAGGGCATGAGGCTCGGAGCAACGAGCTTCGGATTCCCACAGCAGGGTATCCGCGAAGTCAGCGACAGAGACAGGATCGTACAGCAGCAGGCCGAGAACCAGCAGAAGGCACAGCAGCAGCAGGAAGCACTCGTGCAGTCTCAGGTTGCCAAGAATCTGGGCATGGATGCACAGCAGATGGCAGAGGCTCAGGCCACTCAGGGCAGTGACGCCCAGCAGATGATCCAGAACGGAAGGAGAGTCGGATGATCAGTGCCAACTACCAGATAAGTCAGGCCGAGTTCGAGGAGCGCGAGAGGCTGAAGGCCTTCTACAACACTCCAGTCGGACGGGCGGAGCTTTGCAGGGACATCCTCGACGGGTGTCTTCTGTCGCAGATAGGCGACGATGATCAGATATACAAGCACAATCTGGCCGTCAAACGGCTTGAACGCATAGGTCTTCTGGATGAGGAAAACCTCGTAGACCTTGTTAAATGGATGCTCAACAGGGAGCCGAGAAAGCTCCCCAGAGACATAGAGGAGACGTAAATGCTTACGAACTACGCAATGGAAGGACACGTGCTTCTTGCACCTGAGGGCGGAGCGGACATGGCAGGATGCCCCGTCAGCTATGGGACGGAAGGCGGAGGCTCTGCACCTGAGACGGGTAACGCAGTCGCACAGGCCGAGAACAACGGTGCCGTCGGTACCGAAGGGGCGGAGGCCACGAAAGGAAATACCGAAACTGAGGCCGTGCAGACTCCTGCATGGATGGCCCAGTTGCCCAAGGAACTGCGCGATGATCCTGAGCTTGCCAAACACAGGACTATGGGAGACGCCATCAAATACCTCAAGGCAGAAGCCAGCAAGGGAACCGATGGGCAGTCCGTCGCAGATCAGGACAACAAGGCACAGGAAGGGAATACCGAAACTGTCCCAGTCAAATATGAGAATTTCGCCAAGAAGCTCAGTGACTCGAACGATCCGTTCGGGAACATCACGGAAGGTCTTGTCGGAACCCTCGAGAACCTCGGAGTGCCTCAGGCACAGGCCGAGTCGATCGTGGAGAATCTGGACAAGGCTCAGGCCGAAGGTTACAGCAAGCTCGTCGAACAGGGAAGCAAGTATACCGAAACGGTCATGAAGAAGCGGTGGGGCAAGGACTACGAGACCAACCGCAGACTCATGGCAAGAGGGTATCAGGCTCTCGGTGACAGCGACGGCTCGCTCCAGAAAGCACTTGACCGCGAAGGCGCATCAGTCGCCCCTGCAGTGTGGGAGATGCTCGCAAGAGTAGGAAAACTCACTGGAGAGGACAGTGCCGCTGGAAGCAGGGCAGGGCAGACCAAACCCCGTGATCCCGATCTGCCCGTAACGTATACCTACTGAACTTCAGGCGGAGAAGGTCTGTTAAATGGACACACCTAAATATCTTACCATGACCGACATTGCCCACATGACCCATAACGGCAACATCGTGGCAATGGTCGAGGAGTTCCAGAAGAACACCAGCCTGTTCAACACCATCCCGTGGAAGCAGGCTTCAGATGCACTGCATGACGTCACAGGCGTTGTCGGACAGATGCCGACAGCAACTTGGGTCGGTCTCGACAAGGGCGTGAAACCCACCAAGGGAACTTGGGAAAAGAGAGAGGAAAACATCGCTCTGGTCGAGTCTTGGTCTGTCTACAACGAGAAGACATACCAGATAGCTGGCCACGGCGACCGCGCAAGATGGGAGAACGACAGGCTCCATATCGTCGCAATGGGTCTTGAGGCAGAGGAGAAGCTCATCTACGGCAACCCCGACACCGACATCAACCAGCCTCTCGGATTCATCCCCAGAATGAATGCCGTCACCGACATGCATGCCATGAAAAGCGGCGCAAGACAGAAGCATGTCTGTCTGTCCTGTTCAGGTTCGACAGCCAACGGTGAGTCTTCGATCCTCCTGATCGCCAACGGTCCCGAGAGTGCAAGACTGCTCTATCCGCGCTACAAGGCCAACAACGGTCTCGAGTTCAACGCATTCCCGTTCGAGAATGACAAGGACGACGAGGGCGGATACATCAGAACCGCCAAGAGCCAGTTCATCATGAGCTTCGGTCTCTCCATCGCCAACCGCCAGAGCGTCGCACGTATCGCCAACATCGATACGTCAAGCTCAACCTCCATCGGAAACATCGCCGATGCCCTGTACGAGGCATTCGCATCCTTCCCGAAGGAGTATCGCGCTTCAGTCCAGATTTGGACAACCCCGAAGGTCATCCTTGCCATGCGCAAGCTCTATGCAGGCAGAGTCTCCCCTGCAACATACCCCGATGCAATCTACAAGAACGCAATCGGCGATGTCATGTTCGACAACTTCGTGATGCACCAGTGCGACAGCATGCTGGACACCGAAGCAGTCGTCAGCTAAGGAGGAAGATAATATGCCTATCAGAGAAGAGTCATATGATCTTTTCGGAGCCGCTTCTGGTTCCCCTGCAGTCTACAGCTATGAGAAGGCCGTCAGCACATCCGCCAACGGCTCCATTACTGGTAACGCTCTCGACCTCAGGGCAGTCAATCCTGCAGCCGAGGACGAGTACCGCGTCATCATCAAGGTCACCACAGCCTGCACTGGCCTGACAAGCCTTTCGGCCAAAATCCAGCACAGCGCAGACAACGGCACCAACGATGCCTATGCCGATCTGGTCACTGGCGCATCCGTCGCACTTGCCAATGCCACCAAGGGCGCAGTCCTTCTGGAGTGCCGCCTTCCGCGCAACTGCAAGAGATGGATCAAGGCCACCGTCACCAACGTCGGTACCGCAACCGCTGGCAAGGTCGGCGGTCACGTGGAGGTCGTGTACCCGTAATGGTACTCACGTATACTTGCACAACCAAATGCTTCTTCATGGGCGGAATACGCCGTCAGGGAGACAGGATGGTTCTCGACTCCAAGGTCGGGGACGCCTGTCCCCACTTGGTGCGCACTCCGACCGAAGGGCAGCTTGAGATGCAAGGTAACGAAACAACAGAAAAGAAGGCCGAGGTCTCCGTCCCTAAAGCGGAGGCCAAAGCCGTTTCTACACCCAGAAAGAGCAATGGAGGCAAGGCAAAATGACCAAGCTCGAGATATACAACATCGCCCTGTCGCAGCACGGCAAGAAATGCACCCAAGAGGAAATAGACGCAACCGTACAGCCTACCGAAGTGGAGGCCTGCGTCCGCATGTTCGAAACCGCGGTACAGGACGTTCTCGGTGAACAGGACTGGTCATTCTGCGTTGTTCCCATAGAACTGGACAAAGAGGACGACGAGCCTCACGGCAGATGGAGACACGGCTACGGCATGCCCAACGACATCATCCGCCTTGCAAGGGAGGACATGAGCATGCATCCGTTCATGATCAGCGGAGGACGGTTCTACACCGACGAGGACAACCCAGAGGTGTGGGGCATAAGCTATACCGCGTCCATTCTGGAGATGGCACCGCGCGATTTCTGCAACCTTGTCGGTCTGTGGCTCGGATACCTGATCTCAACCATCATCTCACCGAGCGACAACAACCTTGCCCAGAGAATCCTCCAGAACTATAGCGCTCACCTTCAGGCCCTCAATAGACGCGAACAGAACAACAGACACGCCAATTACCTTGACGAAAACGACTGGAGCAGACAGCAGTGAGCAACATCGTATACAACAACTTCAGCGCAGGACTCGTGACGCCGAAGCTCGCTGGCAACTACCAGAGTTCAGCATACCACAACGGGTGCAACAGGCTCGAGAACTTCAGCGTCATGCTTCAGGGCGGAATCACACGCAGACCGCCTCTCCAGTACGCCAAGAAGGGTACGACCGTACCAGTGGAGCTTTCGGCCACTGGAGTCAGGATCATACCGTTCATCATCGACGTGGATGAGTCATATCAGATAGAGATCAGCGCATCGGGTTTCCGCATGTGGAGATATACCGCATCAGGACTCGAGGCCGTGGTTCTCGGAGCGGATTCGGCATATACCGCAACGCTTCCGACCAATCAGGGAGAGTCTTGGACTGACGCTCAGGTCGAGGAAATCCAGTTCGCCCAGAGCGCGGACGTGCTGTACCTTGCCCAGATCAACCATACGCCGATGAAGCTTGCCAAGGGTACGACCTATTGGCAGATGTCAAAGGTTGACGCGAGGCTGACGACCTATACCGACGCGGACGGAAACGAGGGCGTGGTGTATGACAAGATGAACGAGAACGAAGGAACAGGAGCCGACAACGGTCGTATCTTCATCACCAGCGGCAACTATCCTTCGGTCGTATCGTTCATGAACAACCGCCTGTGGTTCGCATGTTCGGAGAATCACAAGAACGGATACTGGGCATCTAAAGCATTCGATCACGAGAGCTTCGCCTACTACGAAATGGTTCCAGTTCCGCAGTCAGTCATCAAGGCCGAAGACGTCATAGCGATGCTTTCGGCCACGGAATACAGCAGCACCGCAACCTATAGCAAGGGCGATGAAGTCAAGTACAGCGGTTATGTCTTCAAGGCAAATCAGGATATCTCTACAGCGGAAGCATTCGATCCCGATCACTGGGATTTCATGGGTTCCACCGAAGTGCCTGTCACTGAAGTCACGGTACCTAAAGAGACAACCACCGAGGACTGTGCCTTCCGCTTCCTCGCATCTGGCAACGATGCCATCAGATGGATGTCGGCAAAGAACAACGCCATAGTCGGCACGGCTTCTGGAGAGTATTACATCTCGGGCAACGTCAACGGCATAAACTACCAGCTTAGTGACCTTTCCTCATACGGCTCGATGAAGGGCGCACAGGCCGTTCAGGCCAACGGAGAGGTTCTGTATATCCAGTGCGGAGCAAGAAGGCTCAGGAGCATAGTCCTTTCGTCTGATGGCTTCTCCAGCCTTGACCTGACATACCAGTGCGACAGACTGCTTGCCGAACACGGCGGAGCGGTCCGTATGGCATGGAAGCGCGTTCCCGATCCGACACTCTACGTGGTTCTCGGCGACGGCTCGATGGCCGTTCTGTTCTACGAAAGGGGATACAGCCTGTGTGCATGGGCGCACTGGGACTTCCTCAAGGCTTCCGAAGGCACCGACAAGGCTCTGGTCAAGGATGTGTCAGTCCTTGACACACCCACTGGTCAGGAGGTCTATCTGCTCGTCCAGAGGGGAACGTCCAAGACAATCGAGCATCTGTCCTCCGTGGACGCATCCGAGAGCATCGACACCTCGTATAAAGACCTCGGAACCATTCCGTATACCTCGGAAATGGTCACCAATCCGTATGAGGCCAACCTCAGAGGCGTAGGCTCGACGCTCGGAAAGAAGCAGAGGCTCAGGGCGATCAACTGCCGTGCCTACAAGACCAAGGCTTTCTTGGCTGGATATGAAGAAAAATACATGAAGCCGTACAGCGGTTCGACTGACCTGCAGGACGTCGAAATCCTTCTTTCTGGAGGCTACGGCAACTTCGTGCAGATGACGATACGTAGCGTGGACGACAAGCCTCTTTCCGTGCTGTCGTTCTCGTTGGACTGGGAGGCGGAAAGATAATGGGTGCATTGCTTGTGATCGGAGCCGCTATAGGCGGAATCAAAGCCATTGTGAATGCAAATGTGGCAGAAGCTGAATACAAGGAAAAGCTGGCGGACCTCAAGCAGGATCAGATAGACCTTACGGAGTCCTTCAATGACTCGGTGGCAAAGGCGGCTGCAGAAACGGAGGAAGCGAACAAATCCGTTCAGGCGAACATTGCTGACACAAAACTCACTCAGGCCGTAGGTCTCGGTACATCCGCCAAAAACATCGTCCTTCAGGAGGAAATCCAGAACCTCCAGAGGGCAGAACTTGAGCTTGAGGCAGCAGACGCAAGAGGGTCCGCAATCCAGAGCGTGGCGACTTCTGGTGTGCGCCTGATGAGAGACGCAGAAGGAAATATCGTCAATGCTGGCGTAAGACGTGCCGAACTTGCATCTGACAGGAGTCGTGTACTTGCACAGAAGCAGGCGGAGTATTCCCGTTTCCAGAGCATCGAGAACGCAAGAGCGAATTACCTTCAGTCCAGTCTGAACCTCGCCGCATATCAGAGGGAAATCGCCTACAACGGTACTGTCCTCAGGGATGCCGAAGGCAACATCATCGGTGGTACTGGCAAATTCGGAAGGACATATGGCACATACAAACTGAATTACGATCAGCAGTACAACAGGAACCAGAAGGAAATCGACTACATGGACAGCGACGAAGGCTGGAAAGATTTCAGATCAGCACAGCTTATAAACATTTTCGCAGGCATGGTAGGTGGGGCCGTCTCGATGGGTTCACTTGGTTAATACGGGGGCATAGATGAGCGCAAAAACGGATATGGCACGCAGTTTTGCCACAAGTTTAGGCAATTTACTCGAT